CATTAGAGTCAGAAGCAGAGTCAACCAGTGTACGAATTTCTGCGGCTGTTTGGTCAGCAGTAGCACCAGTTTCAATGCCGTCTAGTTTAGAACCATCTGTAGCTACGTCACGTCCGTCTACAGTACCACTTACGGCAACATTGCCTGTAACGCTTACACCCGAAGAAGTTGTTGCGATCTTAACTGAATTGTCGTGGTACAAAGAGACAGCACCGTCTGCCGCAAAGTCAGCTAGTATCTCGCCTTCGTACTTCTCAACTCGAACTGACGCATTACCACGAAGTGTAAGGTTTCCAGTGCCAGCATCATCAATGTAGCTGTGAGTACCTGAGTGGTAGATCTGTAGGTCACTGCCTGCGCCAAATACTAGACGATCATCAGATACGCTTGCACTGTCGCCAAAGACAATGTTTGTACCGCCCGTTGTATTGCCGTTGGCTAGAATCTCAGATAGTTCGTTGTTAGCTCCAACTTGGCTATCAACATAAGCTTTAATAGATTGCTGAGTAGCAAGCTGTGTAGCTGAGTTAGACGCCATGTTGTCTTCGTCAAGTACAGCCGTACCTGATACACCTGTGTTCAGTACAGGAGACGTAAGCGTTTTGTTAGTTAGTGTTTGTGAACCAGTCAATGTGGCAACGGTAGAATCAATAGCAAAGGTAACAGCATTACCTGAGCCAGACGTATCAATACCCGTACCGCCTGTAAAGGTCATGGTTTCGCTATCTAGATCAATGCTTAGTGCACCGCCAGAATCAGCCTGAAAATCTAAGTCTTGTGCAGTGACTTGTGAGTCAACGTACGCTTTTACGGACTGCTGTGTAGGAACCAGAGTTGCACTGTTAGATGCCATGTTGTCTTCATCAACAAATGCAGTGACAGCAATAGTTCCGTCAGAAATAGTTTCAAAGGTCAGGGTTCCGGTAAACGTAGGCCCTGCGGTATCTGCTTTGGTTGCAATAGCAGTGGAGATTGCATCAAACTCAGTTTCAAATTCAGCGCCACGGATAATTTTTCCTGAGTCGCCTGTAGGTAACGAGTCCTTAGCTTCAAAGTCTGTGGTCTTAGAGTAGTTCGACATCTGAGGTTCCTATTGCAGAATATATACGAAAAGAAGAAAAGCCCCCCGAAGGGGGCCAGGTATCATTACTCAGCGATTGCGAGTACGAAACCAGCTTCAGGACGGTATACCTGAACACCGTACAGGCAGTCAGCCGTATACAGAGTTGAGAGGTATTCCTGCTTGTACTGAGTCTGCGAACGTACAGCTTGCTGTTCTGCCATGACAATAGCGTCAGAGTGGAACAGAAGTGCCGCGCGAGTATCAGCAGATCCAGCAGTGTTATCAGCCGCCGCTTCGATAGTACGGCAGTTAGCTGAAACATAAACGTCTACACCGTACAAGTTTCCGATAAGACCAGAGTTCACGGCTTGACCAGTTACAAAGTCAGAAGACACATAACGATCAATACCCATGATGGTATTACGGACAGAAGGTGGAATAACAAGCGAACGTCCGTCCATAGGTACGTTGTTGTCATCAAGCTTCTGAATCATGTCGCGGAAAAACGCATCAGTAAACACGTCTTGGGTTGGCACAATAGTGTCATCGGTATACTGAGTAGTAGTACCGTTGTCATTAAAGAAACAACCAGTGTGCTGATAGTCAGTAGCCGCTGGGCTAAATACAACAGCACCACCATCACCAAAACCAGTACCCGCCGCGTGAAGGTCATTGTCAACCTGCACTGAAAGCGCGTAGCCCGCATCTTCAGTGTAGAACTGACGGAGGCTGTTGAGAGCCTGTACTTCTACGATGTCTTCGATAAGACGTGAGTACTCGAAGTGACGATCGATATCGACAGTCAATTCGCTTTCGGTGTTTGCGATGATAGTAACCGCAGTGTCAGCCGCTTTCGCATTCGCATCACCACGAGTGGGCTTAGGAATGTGAAGCTTGTCGCCTTTCTTGCCTGACATAGCCAGCTTTTTAACAAGCGGAGCCATCTTCAGGTTCTTTTGATAAGCGGCAATAATTTCATCCGACCAAATTTCCGGAATAAAAGTATTCGCTTCTGTTTTCGCGGTAAAACCCCCGCTTCCAGGATAAGTTGCAGTAGCCATGTCAATCTCCTTTCAGATTATTTGACTCGACCCTCTGCGTATGCCTGAAATATTTCATTTGACAGGGCTTGGTAACGCTCGGGGTCAGTTTTCATCAGTTTAATGATGTCGGCCCTGCGATACTGTTTCTTTGCGGTTGACTCGGCACTGCCTCGAGCTTTACCTGTATTAGCCGCCCGTAGTTGTTGCTTACGCACCTGTTTTTCAACATTAACGGTTTGCTGTGCAACTACCTTTCTTTCTTTCCAGAGAGAAAATAGCTCATCAGCCGCGTCAGCATTGTACTGTTGGTCAGCTTCTACAAATAATTGAGTCCTAATCTTTGATGCCCCGATCCACTCTGCAAACTTCGGATCAGCAAGAATTGTTTGCATGTCTGGGTGTTTGTTACCCAAAGACGCTAACGCCGCCTGCTTCTTGTAGTCTTCAGTGTATTTCTGGGCCTCTTTAATCTTAGGATGGTTATCAATTGCTCTGTTAACAGCTCCTTGAGGATCCGTAAAATAATCAATATCGCTTTCAGGCTCAACATTCTGTTGAGGTGCTGGCGATGGTGTTTGAGTAGTAATGTACTCATCCACTATCTTACGAAGCTCACCGACCTCGTTAGAGTGCCGACTCATCACCTTTTCAACTTCTTGGTGCATCTGAACAACTTCTTTCAGAGATTTACCTCGGTATTGCTCTGGAATATCGTCGTCAGTGTCAGTCTCTACCGCGTCTTGAGTCTGCTCAACAACATCAACAGATTCCTCTGCATCAGCCTGCTGAGTCTCTTGGACTTCGTTTTCGATGTTTTCCGCATTCTCCTCTTCGAGGTGCGGATCAAGCATCGTTGCTCTAGACATAATTAAACTCCGTTTGGAGATTTACGTTTTCTGCCAGCTTCTTCATGTTCCCGTACCCACTTCATGTGGCGACCTGGAAAGTCCCCACTAGATCCGTCGAGTACGCATTTAGGCGCTGACAGCATTTTAGTAGCAGTCAAGCCACAGTCGCACCTACTGACTGTCTCTCCACTGCGTACCATCTTTTCAAATATACGACCGCAATCACAGCGAAAGTCGTATATCTTATACATCTAACTCTTCTTGCCCTTCCGCTTCAGCCTGGTCTCGCGCCGCAGTAATCGTTCCTTCTAGATTGATTACTGTAGCTAGAGCGGCAACCTGGCCTTTGCGATAGAACAACTCCTCCTGATCTTTAACTGTTTGAAGATCCGCTAACTGCCTTGCATTGTTAGCTAACTCTTCTGTCAACTGCTTAAACCCAGCATGGTTAAACAGTTCGTTATAGTTGTTAAAGTACTCCTCAAGTTCAGGCGTCATATTCCTATCTCTCTTTGGTTGATTATGTGCCTTGTAGCACGGTTTTTAAAAAATGTCAGGCTTTTTTGGTTGTCTTTCTGCGACGACCTGATGCTGTTACAGCATGTTTAATCTTGGCAGGGCCAGTCTTGCGCTTTGCTGAAGACTTTTTTTCTGCCGCAGTCATCTTAGCCGCCACCGCTTTTGGCCTGCAAGAAGGATAAGGACGCTTACTTTTCTTGGCAGACTTGCGACCACAAGGCTTGCCCGTCTTAACGTCAACCCACTCTTCTTTAAACCAATTAGTAAGACCGCCTTTCGTTTTAGCCATAAGTGCCACCACGCTTCTTATAGGTCTTAACCAGCCAAGCATTAGCATACGCTGAGGGATAGACATCAAACTTACGTTTAGCCTCAGACTTTACCCGCGAATAAAGCGCCTTGTTGTTTACATTCGCAGGTATCGCACTTTTCTTTTTAGGCTTTGGCTTTGCCTTTGCCTTAGGCATGACTACTTCTTCTTTTTTCGATTAGTCATTGTGCGCTGACCACGCTTAGGCATGGCTGGCGATTTGCCTCTTGGTTTTGATGGGGGCGTTTTTTTGGGTGTCTTCATTCCATAACCAGGCATTGCTTTCTCCTTTGCTCTCTGCGAGAGATCATCAAAATGAAATAGTTTTATCGACGTTTTACCATGAGTCTTACCAGAATGGAGTGACCCATCTGGCATTTTATGTGTGCCACCTTTGTGTTCAGTGCCATCACGCTTGTAATGCTTGACGCCTTTAGCCATTACCATTTGACCTTATGCGACCAATAACGCGCAGATAGTTTACTGGGATTTGAGTCCTGAGCATTGTGTCGGGCATAGTAACTTTTTTTTCGCGCTTTATCCTTTGCGGTTTTAGGGTTCTTCCCTGCACCTTTGACTCCCTGCTGACCAAAACGAATTGTCTTGATCTTATCACCTTGTTTCGCAACTACAACATGCGATTTAGTGGGATGGTTGGGTGTTCTCTTCGGCTTGTTGAACCCGCTTACGCCTGCGCGCTCGAGTCGGGGATCCCTGTTGCTCATTGGTTAAAGCCTCCACCTTGGCCTGGAGTTCTTTGACTTGGCGCGCCAACGGCTCCATTTGGGCGTTGAGCTTGCTGTAAATCATTTGGAGTTCTCTGTCTGTTAACATTCTCTTTTCCTTGGATTTGCTTCTCTTTTAGTAGTGTGTCGGCAATCTTCATACGACGCTCAAACTCTTTGTCTTCTTGATCGCCTTCACGCAAGTTTCTAGTAACCGCATTGATCTTGTCAATTTCAAGCTCTTGTGGAACCACAGCCGCTTCAGCCGCAAGCTTCTGCGCTCTAGCCGCAGACTCTTGTGCTTGTGCAGACAAGGCCGCAGTTTGTGACTGCTGGAATTGCAACTGTGCTTGTTGCGCCTGCATCTGCATTTGCTGTGCCTGAGGGTTAGGTTGCATAGCTTGAGTCATAGCCGCCAACAGTTCCTCACGGTTAGAAAGGTTCATGTTGTCTACAACAGACTGAATCAAGGTTGTATAAAGCGGTGAGTCTTTGCCCATAGTCTGCAACAACTGTACCAACTGAGTAACTTCGTACTCACGAGCAATGATGCCCAGTGTGCTACTGGCATTAAACTTGTAGTCGGCAACAGGGTAGTTCTCAGGATCAAACTGCATGTACCGATGTGCGGCCTTCTTAACAAACGGAATCAAGAAAGACTGCTGGAAGTTAATTAGTGTGCGTTTATGTCGTTTAATTAGAGCACCGAGCGACATGCTGATTCCTGCCGCTGTAGCCTCTCCGTTGACACTGCCCGCAATACCCGCTGAATCAACCGCGCCTGTAGCTTGTTGAACCATTTGCTGTAATGCACCAGCCTGTGCAAACGTAATCTGACCTACCTGACCAAAGTTAAATGGCTGGAGTACCTCTCTAGGATCTCCATTGGTCAATACCATCTTGCCTGGTCTAACTTCTGGCTTGGCACCTCTTGGTAGGCGGGTAGCATCAATTGCCATCATTGGATGGATTGTTAGACTTAACGCATCAATACGCGCTCTGAGTTCTGTATCCAATGCTTTTTGGCTGTTGTAACCCTTTTCACAGACGCCTCTTCCCCAAAAACGTCCAGGCACTACATCCCATGGGAATGCTACAACAGGCCTATCACCCATCATGTACGGGTTAGCTTCTGCTTTGAGTAGTACCCCGCCGTTAGCAATAACGACCACAGCTTCTACATACTGGCTATCGCCTTCGGACTCTTCATCTAAGGCTTCGTTAAGAAGCTCTCTAGGAACGAGGCCGTAGTATTTAGTAAGCCGAACCTTGTCGTCGTTGTAGATCGTAATGTCTTGATCGGGTTCAAGGTCAGTATCAGGAGCCGCAGATCCTATGTAGGTATCACGGTATACACCTTGCTCTTGCAATAGCTCAACTTGGTGACGACTAACAAACTCATCAATACAAACACCCAACGCCTCATCAACACTGGTGGCTACAGGATCAATCAAGAAGTTCTGAGGTAAGACGGGGCGTAGCTTTACTTTGACCCGATCATTGATCGTAACGCCAACTGCTTGAAGATCCCCATCCATAATGGGCTGAGTAGCAGGGGCCATCTCTTTCATTTCTTCAATGACGATTTCACCAATGCCCGTACCAAATACGGCGGCATTGATAAGGCATTCCGCAACAGACTTACGGATCATGCAGTCTTCAAAGTCTTCGGTAAGTTTGTTTCTTAAAAAAAGAACGTCCTCTCTAGAGGTATCGCCAAAGTTATCGGAGACATCGAACCACTTGCCTCTACCGAAGGTGGCTTCTTCTAGTTCGGCAACATTGGATTCGACAGCTTGCTGTAAAGCAGGAGAGATAATACGGCTACGCTCACTCCGACGCTCGCTATCAGAAGGATCCCAAATCCCACGCCAAAGCCGATAGTATTCTTCAAAACGCGCTTCATAGTTTGATTCATAGTAATCACGCCAGTTCTCACACTTTGTCATTACCCAGCCTTCAACAGACTGCTCAATCATTAACGCATCTGGTTCGTATATTTCGTCCATGTCAGTATCCCGCCACTATGTCTAAGATGTCGTGGTCATCTATTTCGTATTCGTAGTCATAGACTACTTTCGCTAACTGGTCGATGTAAGCCAGAGCGTCTATCAAGTCATCATGGGTCAAAGGATCAGGGAATTGGAAGAGTTGGTCAAGGAATCTTGCATTCCATTCACCCTTATTGAGTGTGATATAGCCATTTTCAAAACGACCTTGTAGCGCCCACATCACACGATCCGTTTTCTTTTTGTTGCCGTGGGTTAGTTCTTCTACCCGAAAAAACGTACCGTACTTCTTTTGTAGGTCAACTAAGGGAGACATAACCGCTTGCTTGGCTATGCCTCTTTCGATACCTACCGATACCGGCTTGTAATCTCTTACGGCTTGGAAGATTTTGATGGCCGTTTCGTCGAGCGTCCACCTGCCGTAGATGATGTTTTCGACGTACCAGCCTTCTTCCGAGACGTTGACGACGGCGATCGCGGTTTCGTCGAGCTTTTGGTTTTTGGTGCGCTTTTTGTTGACTTCTTCGAAGCCGGCGAGGTCGATGGCGATGTAGTAGTCTCCGACGGGATCTTTATCAGCTTCGACCCTAACCCAATCTTCCTTAAACATTTCTGAACCGCGAGCTTCAAACGATGCCATAAATTCTTGACGGAACGCATAACTAGACATACTCCTCTTAGCAATATCAATTTCATCTTTATCCAATAGTGGATTGTCATAAGAAGTAAAGTGCCAGGCACAGTACGTCGGATCATCCCCTAACTCCGCATATTTGTACAGTTCGTAGAAATGGTTCCTGCCCATGGGCGTCCCAATAAACATCGCACAGCCCTTTTGGTCAGCCAATGCGGGTCTCAGGATCTGCTCGAATACTTCGGGCTTCATATCCGCGTATTCGTCTAGCACTAGGAACTTAAGCGACACACCTCGCATCGTCTCTGGTCTATCGGCCCCCTTGAGACTAATGGTTGCTCCATTGACCAGTTTAATCTGTAGATTATTGATGTGACTACCAGCAATAACAGGATGACCAAGCTCAAGAAGGGTCTGCCACATGATGTCTCTGGCCTGTCCTTGGGTGGGCGCGACATAAAATACATGACCCCTATCGGCTTGAAGCCCATTAACAATCAACATCCACGCGGCAAGACGAGACTTACCCGTCCGTCTGCCAGCCGCAACTATCTTAAAACGTGTATTGTCTGCCCAGACCTGTTGTTGCCAGGGCAGTAGTTCAATATCAAGATCCATTAGAGCCGTACAACACTAAGAATACGTCCACATAACAGGGGTTGTGTCACGATTATCAACGTGAACAAAGGATCGAGCCACTCCAATACCGCCAAATCCTAGCTTTAGCGCGTTATGGACGATATTCATGCGCTCAACACCGTTGGTTACGCGGATATCACAGGCGATACCCTGCGAATGCGTGCCTAGATTTTCCTTATTGACCTCGTTGGGGTGCGAAGGGTCTCTGTAACCCGAGGTAATCACAAAAGGAAAGCCGCAGGCTTCGCGCAATTCGTCTAATTTCTCTAGAAATGCGTCATCCATTTCGTTGTTGTTGGTATGAGTGCAGTTAAATTCTTCTCGTTTAAAGTATTTCACCGTTATCCCCATCAATAACCGTAGGTTTTATAGAAGTTGGATCGACTTCTTTAACAGAGGCAGTGCCAACCCCAGTAATGTTGATCTGAATAGCAGATTTGCCGCCATTTTGCACGACATCTTTTTCAAATGCGGCTACAGGCAGGATTCTATCCATCACCAACTTCCATGCGGCAGACTGATTTTTGTGATCATTGTCTAACGCGGCATCAAAGATTGCATCAAGGACATACTTAGACTTAGGAGATGACAACATCCTTGCTTTGTACTCATTGATAATAGTCGCATCGCCTTTAGGGCGGCCTACTTTACTCCTGCCACCAGGAGAATTAGACGCCAAAGTTTTTTTGCTAGGCTGTGTTCGCTTTTTTTCTGCTTTGATTTCTGCTTTGCGACGTTTGAAATGGCTTTCTTCAGTCATTTTTAAATCTCCTTTGCATCAAACCTTTCCATAACTGTTCTATAGGTCGCAACTCATCTATCTCCATCTTAATCCTAGGGCCGTATCCGTAATCATGTGGCGTAGAGTTAGATAGGAAAGAAGCGCGATCCATCCAGCCATTAACCCGTAGCGTGTTTTTGTGTTCTGTTTGTCCGACCAGTATCGCAATCTCTGCCTGAAACTTATCAGGATTGTCGAATACCAAAGGGCCGTATTCTTTATTGGTCGTTTTGACATCAATAGGTATGTCATCAAACCATAAATCAACACCACCATCGGTAAGCACATTAACGGTTGGGGGATCTATCTGAAATAAACGGGCTATCGCAAACTCAGCTTTAAAACCAAGGATGTTTGCATCTACCCTAGACTGTCGTTTGTTTTCTAATCGAGGGGGAAATCCCTGCATTTCACACAGCTTAACTGTGTCAGCACCCATCAACTGCGACTGATGAGCATCTCTTTTGTTGATTGTGATTAACATTTTAAAAACACAGGTTAAGCTAAAGCTTCGATGTTTTTTCAACATCTACTTAACCAACCCTCCCTCCCTATCCTACTTATAAAATACGGACTACACAACAGGCACTCTACTCTAATAGTTGATCTATGCAAAACAGTTATAAAAACATGAGGTGGATCAAGGAGTTGGAATAAGGCTAAAACGGCTCTTTTTTGTGTCTGAGAGGCAACACACGCACACGCACATACGCAACACCCCCCCCACCCCGAAAAAATCCCAGCAATTGGCACTCGGAATGCCAATAGATTGTGGCACTGAGTATGCCAATAGATGAGGGGAGAAATGTGAGGTGTGAGAGTGGATGAAGTACCCCATGAGCTAACCATGAGCTACCCAACCCAATCCAATCTCAAAATGTCACATTCACAAAAAAACTAAAAAAGTTTTGTCACATTGTGAAAATCCTTTGAGGTCATCCGTTAGATTAAAACCATCAACAACAAACAAAGGTTTTACAAATGAGCAAGCCAACACAAATCACCATCATGGAAGTAATACTGATCACTCTAGGTCTATCGCTTCTCTTTACCTCACTCATCCTTATGGGTGGCCTTTTCTTAATGGACGCACTGTACGCGGGATCCGCTGGATTCTTTGCGCTTGCTTTGGTCTATCTACTAAATCGTTTCTAAGGGGTTAAACAATGGAACATATACCAATGCTTATTGTTATCGGCATATTTACTTTGGTAACTGCTTTTATGGCTGTCCAGTTGTGGGATCAATACAAAGACATTTAAAGCCTAGCCGACTGGCCATCTTCGGATGGCTTTTCGGGTGCGCTTTGCACCATCAACCCAACAAAAGAGAGAGACTTACAATGCTAGGTAAAAAGACATCCCCTAAAGCATTACCCAAACGACGTGGCTTCATTCTATACCAGGGCCCATCGGTATTAGACGGCGCACCCATTGTGGTAATCGCTACCCTTTCAACGTCTAACCCAAAAACCGGCGACGCCATACAGACCTGGATACTCCGCGACGATATCAACCCCGTCGAAGCCACAAAGACCGGCGAGGATTCATCGATATGTGGTAGCTGTCCACATCGTCACTTCAATAACGGCGCGTGTTATGTGAGCGTTTACCAGGCACCCAATCAGATCTGGAAAAGCTACAAGCGCGGATTGTATGAGCAATATGATCACAAGCTACACGCTGATTATTTCCGGTCGCGTGTTGTTAGGTTAGGCGCTTATGGTGATCCCGCCGCTGTACCCTTTGAGGTCTTTCACATCATCGCCAGACTAGCCCGCGCACATACCGGCTACACACACCAGGCCAATCACAAAAACTTTGATCAGCGGTATTTTACGCTGTGCCAGGTATCGGCTGACTCCCCCAAACAAGCGACCAAATATCAAAAACAAGGCGCAAAAACATTCCGCGTGGCAATGGAAGGAGACGGGTTATTGCCTGGCGAGATCGAATGCCTGGCAGATTCCGACGGCATCCAGTGCGTAGACTGCAAGCTATGCGACGGGGTATCTCAGAATATCGCGATCGCTGTGCATGGTTCGCGCTCCAACAAATTCAATACAGCAATCATTGCAAGGGGTTAACCATGGGAAAAACAAACATCACCTTGGCCGCTATCACGGCGGCCCTACTGCTAACCGGCGCGATGTTGGCGCTTAACTTTGAATGGCTTGGAGCGTCTGCGTTCCTTGCCGGCGGACTGGTCGGCTTGTTTAGCTTGGAAGCTATCAGTGGGGAGCTTTAATCATGGATGAATTGTTTGGCTTCACCATCATCGACCGCGACGGCGGCGACGTTTACACGTCCGAAGCGGAGTACCCAACCTACAAGGAAGCAGAACGGGAAGCGGAGCACATGCTGTGCGACCTAAACCAAGGAAGCTTTGAAATCTGGCTCGATCAAGAGGATTAAACCAATGCAAATTCAAAACCATTATGAGGCGTTCCGCATGGGCTTGTGGCTTGCTGTCACAGCTCCGACAGAAGAACAATCGGACGACGTGCTACGCATGGCGGAGTCAATCGCTGGTCATCTGTCAGACGACGAGATCGAACGCGCAAAAGCTGAAGTAGAGGCGCGCATTGATCTGGTAAACTCCGGCAAAGTTGTATAAAGTTATGCTAAACATCAACAAAGAGGGTAACAATATGGCTACACCAAGATATGCCTACGGCGAAATAGGTGAACAGGTGCGCGATGCTGTCGATCACTTCGTTCACTCCGAAACCCAAAACATCCTCGCACTAATCTACTGGTGCGAGCGTGTCGGGATGGACTCCGATGAAATCATTGATCTACTGAAAGAGGAGCTGTGAAATGGATTTAAATTTTGAAAATGTTTCAAAGGCAGTGCCAGAGCTTGGTAAGGCGGAAGTAGATCTTCTGCTTTCTCATCTCAATGAAGATCGCAGGCTCTCCTCATCTACACCTTATAGCATCCAGATGTTTGCTCGTCGTTTATTTCCTGAGTTGTACCGATGGAGAGCATCCAAGGCGCATGAGGCCATCCAGGAAGCCGTAGAATTGCTCCAGAGAGTCGATCAGATCTTAGCCGACGTACCGGATGCCTCCGACGAGGTAGCCCGTACACAGCTGGAGATTCGCAATAACGTCGTGTACCTTCAAAGAGAAAGCGGGGGGAAATGATGGAGCGGCTTTACCCTGAAACACTGCTACAGCTTTACTTCAATACCTGTAGTAGTTATGACGAGAGGCCGACATGGGAAGGGTTGAATCAGTTTGCACAGGATATCTCTACAAACTACAAGACCGGCCCTCACCATGAGATCGTTACGGACTACATAAAACGGAGGCAGGGCGATGAACCTACCCAGAGATAAAGCACTGATCAACATCGTGGCGTTAGTACATGACGACGCTGACGACTTCATGGGCGCACAGATCGATGACTTCGACCGCAATACTGGTGTCGCGTCACTGATCGTAAATCTTGATGAGATCGAAGCAGAGATGAACACGCGCCAAGAGGTCTACACCGACGAGGCATGGGGCCAGGTTGCGGTATTGCGCGAGGAATGGATCGACGTGATTAGCTGTACATGGAACGGTTACAGCATCATTAACTTTGAAGATGTATGCGAGAGGTTAAACAATGAAGTTTAAAGCGCCAAAAGAACTACCGATGGACTCACTTGAGCAGTCCTTGGAAATGCTACGAGGGATTCAAGTAGTCAATGAAGTAGATACGAAGCCAGATCTAGGATCATGCGAGTTCTACATGAACGACTACCTCGACATGATCGAGCGTGATTACAAGCACGGCTGGGCTGATTGTATGAAGAATCGCTCGAATCTATGCACGTCTGATGCGTACATGCAGGGATATCAGGACTGTCGGCAGGAAAAACAGTATCTCGATAGAGATTTCACCTGATAGTATGGATGGGTCTGAGGTAATCTCTTACCTGTTGGCCGGTTGGCCGCGTTCCGGTAGACAGAATCGCGGCACCCCTACCTAGAGATCAAGATGCATTTCCTGCACACCCTCTTCTCCATCATGGATTATTTGCCACCCTTCAACGTCATGCCAAAACTCGAAGAAGCCCTCAAGAATATCCTGAATATCCTCTTCGGTAGGCATTTCAACAAATTCAATTAGCGCAAGAGTTTTGTTTTGCAGGTTTGATATTCGATAGACTTTGCTCATGGCTAATTACCACTCCCTTCTAACGCACCATCGATAGCGGCCCTTGTCGTAAAGGGTTTCTCGCTCGCATCCTTGAAGTAATTAATGCCCTGATCATCCAGGATACGGATCAGCTTTGGCACCTGGTACACCTTGAAGATGTCAAACAGGTCACGGTAGTACAGGTATTCAGTTTGCTCGCTCATTTAAATCTCCTAAAAAAGCCCCGCACTGGACGGGGCAAGGGACGTTGGTACGGAACCAGACCAACGGACTTAACCTTTCATCCACTCCGGCATTGAATCATCCTTGGGCTTCTCCTGCTTTTGTGGCTTCCACATATCGCGCTCTGCGTACAGCTTGCCGCCCTGAGATTGCTTGATGTCGATGTTGATCCATTCAAGGTCAGGGTCTGCCTTCTTCTGTGCGGCAACCCATGCGCCAAACTCATCGAGCTTGAGAGAGATCTTCTCTTTCACCCAGTCTGGTGTGCCTTCTGACTTGCTCTTGATGATCATGCCATCAACAAACACTTTCTCTTCACTCATGGTTACTCTCCCATTACTTTTCTTGCGGCATTGAACTCATCGGATTTGAGCGCGGCACGTTCAGCCGTAGTAAATACCCCGCCCTTTGAAGGAGCCAGCCACAAGGCTTGCTTATCTTCGTTTGGAATCTCAGCCCATGCTTCAGCCACGTTCTCCCACTTAGGCTCATCCATGTTGATGTATTCCTTGATGAAGTAGATAGAGGCCGAGTTGTTACGCCATGCTTCGTTATGAGCCACCAGCCTTTCCATTTCCTCATTGGAACCTTGGCTATTCTGCTGACTAATAGCGTTGGCTACCTCATCCGCTGAGGCTATCTCAGAACCACCCAGCCCGAAGAACGCTAAGGCCCTTCCTACTGCGCTGGTCTCTGCATTCTCTAACGCTGAAGTACGGTTGATCTTGCTGGCTGTCCTAACCTCTTCAGCATAGCCGGTGGCAATTACCTGAGGCCCCATAGATATCGTGGCTTTCATAACGACCAAGGTATCGTTAGCCTCAACCAATTCTGTTTGAATGGTGAAGTCAGGATGCTTCTCCCTGAACTCCTGAATACGCAAGGCTACAGTCTTGTATTCCTTGCCGTGAATCTTAACGGTTCCTGTCATCTCTCTCTCCTTTGTTGTGTTGAGATGTAATGGAGTGTACTAAAGTTGTATAAAGATGTAAACATCTGTAAACATTTGCAACAGCAGTCACATCATGTTTGACAGTTGGGTAAAACTAAGCCAAAGTTAAAGACTTTTCTGGGCCAAAAAAGGAGATAAGAATGATCGACGATTGGGACTGGTACTGCCAAGAGCAAAATAAAATCGAAGTACCGATAAGCAACATTAAACAACCCGCGTCATGGGTTGAGAAAGAAAGAGCAATCAATGAAGCATTCCCAGGCAATCCATATTTCAGCAAGCAAAACGGAACCTCATCAGCACTATCAAAACTCATGTACGCGGCAGTCAATGACCGCATTGAAGAGATGGAAGAGCGCCTTGCCAAAGAGCGAGACGTGATACCAGGCATGATCACTACCGGCACAGTCACGCTCGTGTATGCACCTAGCGGAGCAGGCAAGACGGTATGGATACTGGGCAATCTGTTCCAGAGCATTCGGAATAACCTGATAAAAGGCTCCGACGTGATCTATTTCAACGAAGACGACGGTGCCAAGGGTGTACTCCAGAAGGCGAAGATGGGCAGGAAGCACGGGATGACCATGATCACCTTGGCTAACTCGCCAGATCCTTTGCTGAGAAACACCGATGATGCGCTACGCCTGCTTAGTGCGATACGCGAAGAGGGTCAAGCCGATGGCAAGATCGTCATCTGTGACACCCTTAAGAAGTTTGCGCCAGTGTTAAACAAGGGCGACATGCGGGACGTGCTACACGTCTTCCGTGAGTTTGCGGCGGCAGGCGGTACGGTCATCCTGCTAGGCCACTGTAACAAGCACAGAAGCATGGACGGTCGCCTAATCTATGAAGGTGTGGGCGATCTGAAGTCAGACGTAGACAATATGTTTGGCCTTGACCCAGTGAACGATAAGTTCGCCGCCTATCAAGAGCTTCTAGTAATCAATGAAAAGGATCGAAGCCAGATCAGTTTCGAGGGTGGGTTCAAGTACAAGCAAACTAGCGCAGTTGTTCACTACGAAGAGTCCGTGGATTCTGTGCAGTTCATGAGTGCCGATGACATCAGCGAGTTGAAAGAGAAGCAGAAGTCTCAGATTAACATCGGCAAGGCCATGACCAAGTATGAAGATGAGTACATTCTGCTCAGTAGTGTGATGAAAGAAGGCAAGCTATGGGCGCAGTCAGAGTTGTTTGACCTGCTAAGTGACCATGAGGTGAATCCTAACGGCTGTACAAGGAAGATGCTTCGTAACTGCATCGACCTACTGAAGGGAAACAACCTCACTCTCGAGCGTAGAGGCGCACATGGCAAGAAGTATTACCGATGGAACCCAATGTAAGGAGAGCGAAATGAACGAATATCAATTTAAAAAACAAGTAAAGCTTAAGTTTAGAGAAGAAAAGTTTAGGCTTTATTTAAAGGCAATTGACATTGTGCTGGAGACAGATAAAGAGCTTCCCCTTGACGATGTTTATGGACGTGCCGCATGGGAAGCAAGGCGAATGTGGCATGAGTTTTCTGAAAGCATTCTTAGTGAAGAAACTGCAAATTGGCTCATGCGTGTTGATGAGGCCGGACAGTCAAGGCCGTCAGATTACCAAATATATAACGAGTGGATACAAAACAAGCTTTAACAGAATGCCCAGAATGCCCCGTTAGCCCCTAAAGCCCTTGTTTAACCCCCCACCCCTAGCGGGATTACCACCTAACCCGCCCCCTAAAACTAAGGCATTGGGGGATTTCTGGGCAAACTGGGCAAACTGGGCAAACTGAATGGAGATAATATGACAGACCCTGCACATCGCTGGATAGTCGATAACAAAAACAAGCTGAAGTTCTTTATTAGCTTCGTGCAAAAGCAGTACGAGGATGGCAAGCACATCATGTACTCGATCAAGGACACCACACGCAGTGACCGGCAGAACAATGCCATGCACTTGTGGTTCAGGCAGATAGCTATCGAGCTAAATGATGCTGGCTACTGGGTACGGCATCCATTCAGTGATAACTTTGAGATACCGTTTACTGAGGTGCTGGTAAAGGAGATGCTCTACAAGCCCACTGCAAAGGCCATGTTCAACAAAGAGACCACCACTAAGCTTACCCCTGCTGAACTCTCAGAGGCCGCTGAGGTGCTAATTAGGTGGCTCTCAGAGAACAAGCAGGTCTATGTGCCATTCCCTCAACAACTAAAGGATGAATTGAAGTGAAGTTAAAAAGAACAGCGGCAGATCATTGGTTCAGTAGATGCGTCAGGCTACGCAACGACTTCAAGTGCCAGGGGTGTGGCGCACAGTACGAGTCAAACAGTACAGGATTGCACTGCTCCCACTACTTTAGCCGATCAAAAAAAGGAATCCGTTACGATGGCATGAATGCCTTTGCTCACTGCTACGGCTGTCACCAGAAGTACGGTAGCAACCCTGATTACTTTGTCCGTCACTACATTGATACCTATGGCGAAGGCGCCTTGGAGTTGATCAGGGAAAAGGCAGAGGACATCAACCTCGGCAAGAGGATGAACAAGGAACAGAAGCTAATCGCTAAACACTATAAAACTGAGGCCGCACGTATGGAGAACGAACGGGCCTCAGGGGTAGCAGGGTGGTTAGAGTTTGTTAGCTGGGATTAGTCGTCAGTTAACAGCCGTTCGCCGGTAGTCATGCGAAGGATTCTGTCGATGTTAGCCAAGCCAGGAGCGTATGTCTGAGCAGTGCGAAGCAATGGCTCCATCGGATCCTCTTCTCCAGACAGCATTCTCTCTCCCGCCGTTAACATGCCGGTGCCTGTACGACTGATAGCCTGTAACGGAGCAGGGCTAATGCTTACAGTCTGACCACCAAACTCTTTCGCTCGTATGTTTATAGCGCCACTACTAATGTTGGAAGCAAGCTGATTCATTGTCCCTGAAGCAATGCCTTCTGGTGTAAGCACGTCTGCAATGTCTTTGTTCTTACTTAGATCCAGTGTTTTACGAGCATCATCCCAAACGCCAGCCACAACCCCGAACAGTGCTACATACTTTCCTGTCTGAATCATTGCAGTCTTTGCGGCTTCAGCACCTTCCTTAGTATTGATGCCCTTCTCTGCAACGGTAGCTAGGTTCAAGCCAACCTCAGTTCGGATGTTGTTCATCTGCCGGTTCATGTACGACAGCATGCTGTACATCATTCGAGCGTTTGGATTGTCGTTGTAGGCACGAGGCATTGCACTGGCACTAACTGGTTGCCATTTATTCATGGCCGCACCAGCAAAGTTCAGGACATATCCAAGCTCATTTTTATCTAGCGAGCCGCCTTGCTTCATCTTCTGCAATGCGCTGACTGTGCTGTCAAACTCAGACTGCGACAGCCCCTTCATTCCATCGTGTCGCTTTAGCTTTTCGATAGACTTTACGTCACCTTTTCTGGCTAGGTTTACTGCTCGCTGAACAGCCGTATTGGACAGCATTTCCTGGCCCATACGGTTTACTTTTTCTACACCTGAGACGCGATACAGGGCTTTACCAAGGACATCCACGCCACGGCCTACAAGCTCTGGAGCCTTGATGTAGTTAAAGACCTCAGCGTTCTTTATGGTTTCCCTGCTAATCGTGTTAGCCACTTCACCATAGAAGTTTTGACCAAGGCCAAGCTGTTCGTTTGATACCCACTTGTTAGGTTTTACGCCAGTAATCTTTGAGATGGTGGGAAAGGTTTCGATGATCCCGCGTGGCACTGTCTGCGCCCAAGCCTTGATGCCATTCTGAAAAACTGGAGCCGTTACACCTTCAACGATGTTCAGCACAGCGTTCATAGGGTTAGCCAGTAACGCAGTAGATACCGCCCTTCTTGATACGGCACCCACCGCATCGCCACCCATCTTAGAAGTAATCAGTGTAGATCGGAGAGCATCCTGTAGGTTACTGCGAACAGCCTCAGCACTTCTAACGTTTGCAAGTTTTAACTCTTCACTGGCGGCATCATCAATCCTTTTGAAGATGATATCAATGCGGCTTCTTGGGTTGTCTAAATCCTCTTTAATGTCTAGTTTTTTTAAATCAATGTTAAACCTAGTTCCCACCGCCCTCGCCATAGAGACATCTTTAGCATATTGCTTAATCGCCTCAACAGGGTTTGCATAATTATTAACTCCAAACACAAGCATGTCTTTGTCGGTAACGATTGTTGGCATATAGTCGCCGTCAGGGAACTTCACAAGATCTTTGTCTTGAATTTTCTTTACTTGATCTCGCATCAACTGAACGGCCTGCTTTTCTTCGGCAGTTCTTGCTACGCTCATCGCCTGATCCCAAGAAACAGCTTTGTCCCCAAGGCTGTTGTTTATTTGAAGAAGCATCTTCTTTAGTGCGGAGTTTTCTTCAAAGACTTTGTATGCGCTAACAAAATCATCATCATTAAAAACGTTATCGATTTCATTCAAGTCATGGCGAACCATAATCTCAGAGTCTTCGATAAGACGAGCGGCCCTGGCGCCTACGTTCTTGGCTGTCCACTCTTTAGTTCCCAAAAGGATATTGCCTATCGTCCTTGAGGCTTTACCCATATTGTCTTTAATGCCATCGCCATCAAGGATGGTGGTGTTTTCTCTTTTCTGTAGGCTGGCATCGGTAATTGACTGGCCTTTCCCTGCTCTTCCTACATCTGCAAAGCCCTCCTCCCCGCCAATGAATCCGCCTTTTTCTCCGATTCGTTGAGAGTCAGCTTTCTGAGTTGCGGCGGCAATCTCATCAGCATTGCGAGTTAACAGGGAGGCTCCAGCGCCAAGACCAGCACCGAGTCCAGCCCCCAGTGCGGCACCTTCTAAACGGCCTTCATCTCTGCCACTCAGATAGCCATACGCGGCACCTTCGGCGGCACCAAGGGTAGCTACTTTTAATGCCCTATCTAACTTACTGCCTGTCTGTGCGATCTTGGCAAGACCGGCACCAGGTACGAATAGACCAGCACCAAAGCCAACGGCTGTGATTAATTTGGACGCCCCAGGATTGGCTCTTTCAAAAGCGTCTAGCTCTGCACGAGATTGCTGTATTCCTTGGTTGTAGGTATCAACCTCACCAGAAAGAAGCCGAACAGCGGCATCTAGTTCATCGCCCACACCCAAAGCAGATTCTAGGAAGTCAACGGCACCGGAGCGAACAGCGCTGTACTCAGGCTCAGGCTCTAAAAGAAATGGATTAGAAGGTCTTGAAGACCTAACAAAGGGATTTGATCCCGCAACCGGCTTTTTTAAGAATGGGTTTGCCATTTACTCACCACTCATGCGCTTAACAATTTCTGCATTGATTTTGTTTATGCGACTTTCAAATCCTTTGGGGTTTCTTGAGATCAAAACAAGCTCATCAGTGGTTACGTTTTGTAGATCGCCACCACCCTGCCTAAAAGCCTTACCAACTTTCTTACGAGTAGATGCCAAATCTAAAGCCTCAGAAGCAGGCTCAATAATATTTCGAGTTACTGCGCTGGCAACCGCTCTAGCAGGAACGCCAAATGCCACATCTAAAACGCCAGGGTCAGTGGTGTCACCGGACTCTTTTTGCCACTCGTTAAACTTGTCGGTGCCATAGATATCTATAAAAGTTTGTTTGTTTGCGTCAGATGGGTCATCACTAAGAATTTTCTTTGCCTCATCAAAGCTTACAGCGCCCTCTGGCGAGTCATCGTCTGCCTCATAACCAAGAGCCATAGCTCTTTCTGGATCTACGTTATAAATTATCGACAACTGGCGATCTATATTTTCTGCTGTTAACTGCTCATCAGCCAAAGCAATATCTTGAAGCGTTGGCTCACCATCTTTTTCTTTTGTTATGAGCTTTGCTCTTCTTAGTCTTTCAACGTCTGTTGGGCCTTTGGCCATTTCTAACTCTGCGGCCCTAACTACGGCTCTATTTTCTGCCGCAATTCTTCTTTCTTCTGTAATTTCTGAAGACCACAAAGCGTTTGCAATGCCAGACATTCTTGAGCGAATTGCTTTTTCAGCGGCTTGCGCTCTAGCTAAAGCGTTTGTGTTGCCAGACCATTGAGTCTCATCACTCCAGCCTTTGATAGCTTCTCTGTATTCTCTGATCTCAGCGGCCATTACTTTGTCGGCACCCTCTGGAAGCTCGGCAATTATCTTGTCTAGCTCTGCTTCTGACATTGGCGCTGTGTTGAGAGCTATAGATCTTTCGTTAAATTTATTAACGGTCTCGTTGTTTCTGATAGCGCCTGTAATGTACTGATTAGTTATCGTTGCAAACTCGGGCGGTATGTTATCTCTCACTGCTTGAAGCTGGTCTTTATCACCAGACTGAATAGCTCTTTGAATTTCATCTTGGTTATCGCGAATGTACTGTTGCTCGCGCATGGCAAGCTCTGCTTCTTCAAACCTAAACTGATTAACTTGATCCTGTCTGTACCCTTGCTCGATCTCTGGGTTTTCAAGAAGCTGGTTTTTGCGTAATGCCAAAGACTCTTTTAACTCTGACTTCTGTTGATCTGATATGTCTGTTCTTGCATCAAGTCCATCAAGCACATTGTCAATCTGAGATACCGCAGTGATATCCCGCTTCAACCCAGCCTGTTTTGCGGCAGGAGCCATACTTCGTAGCTGACTAATGCGCGAATCAATAGCCTGCTTTTCTTGAAGCGTAGGAGCCGCATCTCTAATCTCTTCTAAGCGCCTAATGTTTAGGGCAAGTGCGTTAGGATCACCAGACAAAGCAGATGCTTGAGCCTGGCCAGTAGCTTTGCTTAGTTGATCAAAGCGTTGCATCGCGCCACGTTCTTGCTCTAACTGACCTCTAAGTCCACCTAACTGCCTAGCCGCAGTAAACAACCCCTCTTGAAACGAGGGCTGAGTCATCGACCGTAAAAATGATTCTGAAAACTTAGCCATGGTTAAGCCCCTTAGAAATTAAAAAGTCTTCTGATGCCTGAGCCTACAGTACCAAGGTCATCAGCAATATCACCAAACAAACCGCCTAACCCTGAGCTACCACCACCCGAAGGTTGTGCGGCGGCGGCACGTTGTTGGTTCATAAGACCAGTAATTAGGTTACTACCGATCCCGCCCAGTAGATTGGCCCGTGCCTGTTCTTGCAGTAGCTGTGCTTCGATACCAGACAGTGCAGTCTCACCAAAGAGTCCTGTACCAAACTGTTGCGCCTGCTGTGCAAGCTCTTGTTGAATCAAGCCAGGCTGTAATGCCGCTACCAATTGTTGCTGTGGCAAGTAACCAGCACCCAAGAACTGACCGCCTAGTGCCGCTTGTTGTGCTTGCTCTGCTTGTGCTTGTTGCATTGCAGTCAGCATAGATCGATCACGAGCTTCACGCTCTGCCGTGCTTAATGCTAGTAACTCTGGTGTAGCACCACCGTATGCCGCTGAGGACGTTCCTAATCGCCCCTGAGCCGCTAAACGCTCTTCGAGTGCTAGACGTTGCCGTTCTTCTTCAGGACGCTGTGCGGCCCGCATACGCTCGAATATGGCTTGCTCACGATCTACGGTAGGCTGTGCGGCTTGACCAAAGAACCCGCCGGCACCGCCAAGCAACTGTTGCTGTAGCGCTCGCTCTTCAGGAGATAGTTCCATGCCGATCTGAAGGCCGTCAGCAGTAGGCTGTGTAGGAAGTCTTTCTGGCTGAGGAGCTCCAAATAAACTTGGAAATCTCTCTCTTTGTTCTTGCCTTTCTAGCCCTTCGTAATACTGTTGAGCGCCAGGAGTGTTGTCGTAATAATCTTTTAGCTGTCTTCTATATTGCTGAAGAGTACCGCTTCCAGACATCTGCCTTCCGGTTACTGGGTCTGTAAATTGCACCATGTCTGCCGTTTGCATTTCGGGCATTTCAGGTCTAGCAGGCATTCCAGGAGGAGGAGCAAACTGAGAAGAAGACGGAGCGCTTCCAAGCAAATCCAATAATCTTCCTCTAGCCTCAGTAGGGCTTAATTGTCCAGGTTGTGACATTTGACCAGGCATTTGCATATCTATTTGGCTAACTAACTGATCAATATTTGGAGGCAACATCATTGATGGTTGACCTACAGGTTGTGGTATTTCGGCAGGCATACCAGAAGTTGGAGGCATAGGCTGTGCCATACTGGGTTGACCGCCCATACGCGCAGTAAACATGGCGCCGGTAGGAGTAGTCACCGTAAACGGCCTGAACTCAGACTCCATTTGTCCGCGCTCTGCAAGGCCCATAGCCTCACGTTTAGCTTGTTTGCCAATATCACTTAAGCGGTCATAGGCTTCTTTGGTTAGCAAGCCGCCACCCAATCCCATAAGCGCATCAGGAGAAGACAAAACAGATTGTCCGGCTCCCATTAACCCGCCAAAGATATCGCCTAGCCCGCCGATAACATTTCCAAATCCGCTAGAAGAAGCAGGCAAGGTTGCACTAGGAGTTCCGCCCATAACCATGGTGTTTAGTTGTTGTGGGCTAAGACCCGTAGATCCTGTGTAAGAGCCTGCCGGTGAAGTTTGGAACAGTGGAGTTCCTATTGTTGGGTTCATGTTTAAACTCATAACAGTTTACCTATCAAAGCCATTACGTTAATTTCCTGTAGTGATAAGGATGATCCATCAATTTCTGATTCCAGACCTACCTGAACACTGGTGCCATATCCTGTTGTATTGATACTGCGCTGGTTAGTAAGTTGTCCGCCAGTAAATTCAACGGTCGTAAACTCACTTTCACCGTAGAAACCAGTAATCTGGTTGCCCACCGTAAACTCTGCCGTAGCGTATGTAGTATCAAAGTCATACGCCCACTTCATAAATACTGTTGCATTGTTTGCACCCACCAATGTGGGCTTTAGTTTTTTAAGTATCTTAATTCGTGAGCTATCGCCAAACGTTAAGCTTGGGCTGTAGTAACGGAATCGATAACCAAGATTGTTGTCTTGAAAACCTTCATACTTACTAATGCCGTTAGATGTACCTATTTGTAAGTCACCATTCTCTAACCTGGTATATGCAGTAAAGCCAGTAGAAGGCCATCGAGTTGTTCGATAAGAACCATTCTCTAAGGTGCCTCTTACATCAAAACAATATGTAACGTCTTGACCTACAAACGTCAGAAGATAAAAGCCTTCTTCAGGGCTGTATGCTGATCTAAAAAATTGTGTTTCGTTTTGTAGTGCGGCAATGATGTCCTTTGTAATATTGTTAGACAGACTGCTAATTGGCAGTGACTTTTCTTGGATTGTCCGACCAAAGCTTTTAAGTCCTGTATGCGACAAAAACAACACGTCTGTGCCGGTGTATTGAACGGTATCTCTATCAACACAGCCAACACCCGATACAGTATCTTCTAGCGTCATACTCGCAGGAGATGTTGCTCCCGCATAGAGCACAATGCTGTGTTTTCCAAATATAATTAGCTTGTCGTTGTGTGCGGCTAAAGCAACTATCTCATCGTAACCATCAGGCCAAACAGTAGAAATATCTATATTGCCGCTAGATCCGCCAGTCCAGATATGACCCTGAAGCAGATCAGACCAGTAAATAGTAGACTTATCAGCACTAAAATCTGCCGTCCAAAGACGACCAAATGCGGCTAAAACTTCGTTGCCATACTTTGCGCTAGTCATGCCATTAGCGCCAGACACAGAACTAAGCGTAGCTACTGCGTTACTAGCATTGTCATACACTAATGGCTGTAAGCCTCTTTGAAAGAAATAGATATTGTCGTTAAACGTCACCATCTTCCAATTGTCAGCGTTAATTGTGTAACTACCAGGCGTTTCATCTGCCAAGGTAGTTGTGCCGCTCATGATCTTATTGTTGCCTACAGAAAATATCTTGGTGTTACCACCGTCATCTCTAAACTCTTTGATTCCCCGTATAGAAGCAGTACCTAACACAGTTTTATTGGTCGTAATGACAGTATGACCTTTACGTGCGGCAATACGTCCTCGCTTATCGATCACAGCATTGTCAGCGATCTCAGCAAAAGACGGGTCTTGTGCTAACGGCGAGTCTTCAGTGTTAACACCCTTAAAGGCCGGAGCTACAAGATTGATGCTTTGCAGTTGTTGAGCCATATCAAACCGTCCTAAATACCATCTCTTCTGGGTGCTTTGCCGCATCAATTGCTATGGCATCTGATAGATACTGGTTAGCAATCTGGAAGTATTCTGCAGTTGATGTGCCACCTGTCTCACCGCGCTCACGCGCAAGCAACGCTATTGCTAAGTGAATGACGGGTTGAGCAGGAATAAGCAGTGAGTCAGTGTTAGCCGTTAGATCTGCTTGTCGTTTAGTTAGATCAAAACGAAGGCTGTATACGCCATCTGGTGTAGGGCCAACTAAAACCTGGGTATCGCCGTTACTGTCTAGACCGTTGTAGGTAAAGTACTTAGGCGCACCTTCTACTGCGTTAGAAATGTAAAGCGCATCGTTAAACCAATCTTTAGTTTGATAGGTCATAAAGCAGTTTTGAGTATCGTTGAGCATCGACATGACTTTTACGTTGTCGCCACCACCCGTTAGTGAATAGGTGTTGTCCGAAGCGGTCGTTGAGATCGTGAGTGTTTCTCGTAGTGCAGACCAGTCTGCCGCCTGACCTACTAAGGTCTTAGCATCGTTAACAAAGTCACCCACCATTTTGACGTAGGTAGTGCTTGTAACAGATGTGGTCTCTTCTTCTCGAAGCCGACGCAATACATTGTTTATAAGGTTTAGGTATGTCATACGCTTCTAGCGCCTCCAGTAAACAATCCAATTTTTAGTGGTGTCGCAAGTTTGCGTCGAGTAAGCCCCTGCCTAAATTCTTTAAACTCTTGAGGTTGGATAGGAGTAAGAGCGGCTATTTGCCCAGGCATCATGGCTTGTTGTGCCGCAAGACCCATAAGTCCAGCGCCTAAGCCTTCGCCTAATCCAGCAACGCCTTCGCCAAGACCTTCAAGACCCTGTCCAATGCCGGCTACATCTGACATCAACCCGCCAACCTGACCGCCTAATGCGCCTAGCTGTCCTGTAATGTCACCAAACTGACTAGCCACGCTTTGTTCAAATGCTTGTTGTGCCTCTGCCTGACTAATCTGGCCTGCCTGCAATGCATTGATATCAACATTTACATCAGAAAATAGCTGGTTAACCGTGCCACCAAACTCTTCAAACTGCTGTCGAGTATTTGCATCAAGCTGGCTTACATCGCCTTGTACTGCAATTAATGACTGCTGTAGGTTACGACGCTCGGTAGTTGCTTGAGCCGCTTGACTTGCGGCATCTGCTTGATACTGCCTAAACGCTTCTTCCTGACTAACTTGGCCTGCACGTAAGCCTTCAATGTCTACGTTAACGCCAGCAAACAACTCATTAACATCTTCACCAAACTCTTCAAACTGCTGGCGTGTCTGTGCATCTAAGCGATTAACGTCACCACCTACTGCAAGTAGTGCCTGCTGTAAGTCTCTGCGCTCTTGCTCCGCTTGGGCTTGACCTGCGGCAACAGATTCTGCCGTAGCAAAGCCAGCGCCCTGCAAGGCTCGATCAATATCTTCTGGCGTAGTGAATCCAGCACTAGCTATAGCGTTTGTTACGTCTGCCGGTGTAGCAAAACCTGATGCCGCTAGAGCGCTACCTAGTTGTTCAGGAGTTACATACCCTGCATTTGCTAAAGCATTAGCAACATCTTCTGGTGTGGTAAACCCAGCACTTGTTACTGCGCGAGTAATGTCTTCAGGGGTAGCAAAACCAGCTTGGGCAAGGGCAGTTCCAATGTCTGCCGGCGTAGCATAGCCAGCCTGAGCTACTGCATCAGCTACTTCACTAGGCGTAGCAAACGGAGTGTTTTCTAGAACTTCCTGAACAATGCCCCTAATTACCTCGGGGTCTGCATCTCTGCCTGGCGCACCTTGAGGCCCTTGAGGGCCGGTTTCACCGCGCTCACCTGGCGCTCCTGGTGTTCCTGGCGCTCCGGTTTCTCCGGTTTCTCCCCTTGGGCCAGTATCGCCTCTAGGCCCTTGCTCTCCAGGTTGTCCAGGTTGTCCAGTATCACCCTGCGGGCCTTGTGGCCCTGTTGGGCCTGCTTCACCACGAGGGCCTTCAACTGGCACAGGAGGTGGCCCACCAGGAAAATCAGGTGTTTGACGAGGATCTACAGGCGGTTGCTCTGGTGGTGGCTCAGGGAAATATTCAGGAAATACAGTCCTAGTAATTGGCGTATCATCCTCTGGCGGTGGTTCCGGCGCAGGAGCAGGTGCCGGTACGGGCGTTGGCACTGGCGCTGGAGTAGGCGCACCCACACTGCCATCATCTTGTTGTGGTTGTTCTGGCGTTTCTACAGGCTCTGGTGGCTCTGGCTCGGGTGGAGGCTCAGGAACTACTTCCGGTTCAATTTCATACTCAAAAGGCTCTACTTCTACTTCTGTTTCAAGCGGTGCTGTTGGCGCTTCTTGAACATCAAGCAAAATGTCTCGTATTTCTGAAGTAACATCACTTGTGTCTAAGGGGTCTAAAAGAGGATTGTCTTCTGAAGAAGTGGGCGGCGGAACAAATTGTTGATCGCCAACAAACTCAAGGTTTAACAAAGCATCCTGATCAATGCTTGAATGAATCCCTGATGTTACATCACTAGATCCTGAAATTAATATGTAGGCACCTGCCGAGTCTTGAGCCAAAACTAAATTATTGGCTTTTAAAAGGTCGCTTAATCCCTGAAGGCTTTCGGTAGTCCCATCTGCTGATAGTGTTTCGCCTATTAAAATTGCTAAAGCATCATCAGGTAAACCATGAGCAGATACGCCAGTTGCTGTAGTCCATGCATTCTTGTCATTAACAAACTGCTCAAGAATTTGTTCAGGAGTAGCGTCGGGGCTAACGCCTACAGGGAATCCAGCTTCGTTATAGTAAACGCCATTAATTAATTCATCGCCTTCAAATGGATTTTTTATATCTTGAGGGTCATCAAACTCTTGGAATGGTTCAACATCCAAAAACTCTTGATCTGCTTCTGTTAATTCTGCTGTTGTATCTGCAAGCTCTGAGTCTGCATCGTCAACTGAGCTAGCCATAAAGTCTTCTAAAGAAGGGCCGCTAGGCTGAGGAGATACGTCATAAGCCTGTTCATAAATAGACTGCAAGTTTCCTGCTAAAGCCTGAAGCTGATTAGCCATTGCTTCATTTTGTTGTGCGGCTATAGCTTCATTAACAGTGTTTTCCATGACTCTGTTAACTTCTGCCATTGTGTCTTCATCAACAATAGCCGCGTATTCTGCAAAACGCTCTTCTAACTCTCGTTGTTGCTCTTCAGAAATTGCTTGTTGACCAGCAAGATCGCTAAACAAAAACTCAACAAATTCTTGAGCGCCAGTTAACAAACCAGATGCAAGAACGCCTTCCATGTCTAGCTGGCCATCAAATACGGCTTGACGAATAGCTGTTTGGCCCATTGCATTAAGAACATTATCTAGCTCTTCAATGCCTGTTATTTCTGAAATATCTAAGCCGTTTAAAGCTTCTTTAAGTTCGGGGCCAATAAACTGATTGAGTGCCTGACCAAATCCTGCAGTAGCCGCTGTTTGTAAAAGTTGATCGGGATCAATAGAGCCAGTAGTAATAGCCTGAGTAATAGCATTGCTTACAACAGAAGAGCCAACAGTTCCTAATGACGGAGCAACAGCAGATACTGCCCCGCCAGTCATAATTCCCATTGCAGTAACAATGCCCATCTTTACATAGTCAACAAGACCTAACTGATCCTGTTTAACTGTTTTTACATAGGCAGAGCCGTTCCACTCGTACTTATCACCGTCGCTGTTGTAGATAGTAGAGCCAACGCCATACTTTTTTAACAATGCTTGGTTAGCTTCAGAGTTAACCCAGTTATCGTAAGCGGCTGACTGCTCTTGCATCCGCTCGCCATAGGCTTCTGTATAAACATCCTGATCGCTATCGGTGTATTGAGTAAGATCCTCGCCTTCAAGAATCATTAACTCATCTTCGGTTAAGGCTCCGGTGTATTCATCCCAGTTACCTACATCATAATCACCTGACTGAATTAACTGCTCGCGCTCAGTCATGTAAGCAAGATAGTTATCAAAGTTACCGAAGGATCGTTTGAGCATCTGAGAACCCTGAGCATTGAAGTACTCACGTAGCTCAGATTCTGTTACCTGTGTGGAATCACCCCTTGCATACAGTGCGTTAGGGTTGGCGTCACCCCGCTCAACACCCTCAAAGAAAGTAAAGGTAGTAATGCCTTCTGGTTCTGGCGCAGGCTCTTTTGTATCCGGCAAAGGTTTAGGCGGTGCTAGTTCTGCTTCAGGCTCTGGTGCAGGTGCAGGTGCTGGCGGTTCAACATTAGGATCGAACGGCCCAGTTTCACCAGACTGTCTCTTTGTAGGATCACTACTAGGCATTCCTACAGGTGCAGTTTGTTGTGGTGCTTGTGCAGGAGTTGGCACTGGAGCGTTAGGATCGAATGGCCCTGACTCCCCTGGCATCTGTTTAGGTGGCGCACTAGGCGTACCAATAGGGCTTGTCTGCTTGGTAGTAGGAGCAGGCTTTGTAAGCATGCCAGCAGGCGCAACAGGAGTAGACGTAATAGTCATTCCAGGCTGTGGATTCTGCGCTAAAAACCTAGCCGCCGCATAGACGCTAGGAAACTGCTGATTGCCTACATAATATGCCATTACTTAGACCCCGACTTACTAGCACCAAAGTAAAAACTCACCACAGAAGACACGATGCCCCCGAGATAACCCAGCACCAAGTTAACGACATTGAGGTCGTTGTCATCAGCAGGCTGGAGAGTAACGAGCAAAACATAGCCACCAAAGAGCAAGATAGACAAAAGCGCAATCGCCCTTGCTGTCCAATCCTCTGAGAAAGAATCTCTTGCATGTTGTATATCCTTCGTTTCTAACGCGAATACATCAACTTCAAGCTCTTTCATCCTGACTTCAAAGTCAAGTTCAGCTTTCTTGATTTCAGCTAACTGTTCTGGGGTAGCCTGCTGGAGGGCCTTCTCGATCTTCTGAGGCGTAGGATCGCAACCCAGTACGTCTGCCAGCATAGTAGCCGCCGCGCCCCCTACAGGGCCTCCTAGGGCCGCTCCAAGGGTAGGAGCAAGATCACCTATCAAACCTTTAATATTTTTAAAGTTCATGAAAAGTACTCCACCGCACCAAGGCAAGCGATAATAAACGGATACATAGCCAACAGCATGCGCTCGATCTTGTTAAAACGCTCAGCACCTTGATCTAAACGCTTCTCCATCATCTCACGCATAAGCCGACATTCAGCTTCGTGTATCTCAATGCGGCGCAATGCCTCTTCTGCTGTATCCATTAGTTACCACCTAGTGGGTTAGTTGCATCTATGGCCATCCATAGATCATCCATATCCCGTTCAAATCTTTTTAAGCGATCATCAATTGTGTTTAAGGAGTCTAGCTTTCCAGATACACGTAACTCTGTTTCTGATGATGTCTTCTCTACTGTGCTAATACGATCACGTAAATCCAGTAATTCTTGTTGAGCATCCATAATCTGCACAAGGTTAGCGCCCAGTTCTGCAAGTTTGCCCTGTAGGTTTTCTACATCAGCCGCTGTCATGGCCTGCTCCATGTTTGACAGCTTCTTATCCATATCCTGTAAGCGAATAGAGTTAGCATCGCGCAGGTCGTTAAAGCGTGTTGCCAGAGCGTCAGCCTGTGCCGTAGCCGAGATCACCGATTCAGATTGCTCGTTTAGTTGTGCAAAGAACTGAGAAGCCGCCCAGATTCCGCCACCAATTGTTGAACCAAATGTCAGCACAATAGCGATCCAAACACCCTTGATGGACGTCCCGCCGACATTAACTTCTAAGTCTTCAAGGGCCACCGTTCAAACACTCCTGTTGATTTTCAGCAAACCAGCAACCACCTTCGGGGCTAGTAGTCCAGAAATCTTGCGTTTCCGCTCTAGTTAAAACATCTTCAGGCGATACAAAGTAATTGCCTACCTGTAAACCTTGAATGGTGCCACCACCATCAAACGACACCCAAACCGCTGTTGTATCTAAATCAAAGAATACAGAGGCCGCTTCTTCATACGTCACACGCAAATCAAATGCCATGTCATTAGCCTGCTCTAACAAGCCTTCATCACCAGCAACTGCCATGTATGCGGCGGCCACCTGTATTGCTTGCTCAGTGTTAGATAGGGCATCGTTGTAAGCCTCAATTTCCTCATCCTGTAACGTTACATCGTTAGCACCCATAAACTCTTGTAGTGCCATAGCTTCACGTTCATCTTCTGCCGTCTGTGCGTCCTGTGCCATTTCATTAACGGTTGCAACCATAATGATGGTTTGTGCCGCCTCTACATACGCATCGATCATTTCTGATACTTGATCCATGGCTTGATCCGCTTGATCCTGAAAGTACTCCTCTGCGCCAGGATTGTATGTGTAAGTAGCCGCCATAACCGCAGAGACAGCCGCGTTATAGGCATTCTGTTGTTCAGTAGTAATGTGTCCATCTTTAGCCATAGCTGGAGCAATGTAACCTTGACCGGCATAAGACTCACCACCTGCAATTGTTTTAATGCCATAAGCAAACGTATCTCTTATGCTCTGAGAAGTGTTTACGAGATCATCAATTTCTGTCGCGCTTAGTGGAGCGGAAACGTTCGCTAAGACTATCGCCACTAGAATCTTGCTCGCTATCTTCATTACCGCCCCCAGCTAAAAGCCTGTCGTAAAAGTCTGATGCTTCTGCATAATCAGGAATCCATAATTCAGGATTTTTTTTTATGGCTAACAGTGCATTCTTTCCTACCAACAAACGTCCTGAGCGAATGATTGGACAGGGAGTTGCACTCATAAACATAGCTCGCCATACCTGCGCGTTCTGACACATAAGGCTTACACTAGCTACCTTCATGCCCATGTTAGAAAGCGTGATCGCGTTAAGCCTCCGATTACACTCTTCATCCTGGCGATACATGCCAGACGACAAACCAATACCAACTAACTGAACACCACCCGATATCGATTTAAGACACGACTGTGTTCCGTTACTCATTAACGAGGGGGCTATGGCTGTGCTTGCCGGCATAGACCGTGACCCCGCACCGTTAAATGTTTTAGTGACATTGCCGTTGTTTGAGTTAGACGTGTTTAAGTCACCCTCAATGTTAGTGTCATCTCCACCAATGTCTGGGTCATACTCGCCATCATCTCTAACTGGCGGAGGATCTACCTCAGGCACTGGATCTATTTCAGGAGTGTCCTGCCCAAAAACGGGACTAACAACACTAATTAACAATATCCATAAACATTTTTTTGCACTATTTACCACGGCATACCATCAGCAGATACAGGGTTCTTTTGGCCTTCGATGTTAGCTGTTAGTGCCGCTTCAGTAGCATCCTTGTCTACGTCTGCGTGTACCCAGCCCATAACAACTTCTTCTGTCAGGCTGTCGTAAGCAACAAAGTCATCAGCAGAGGCGTCAGGTGTAAAGCCTACAGTGCCGTATGCAGAAGCAGTGAATGTGTCGTCACCAACAGTTTCAGATTCAGTAACACGCCAGTGGGCCACTGTAACGCCCCCTGTCGATAATTGTCTTTCGAGATTTGCGATAGTCCATGTAGCCATTAGTTAGCTCCTTCAAGTTGTGCCACTCTGGCACGTAGTAATTGAATTTCTTTCATCATCATAGGCACTAGCTTTGAGTAGTCTACGCCCATCATGTCGTCTGAGTTAGCGTCTCCAGTAACAGCTTCTGGTGCAACGCTTTGTAGTTCTTGAGCAACCATGCCGTACTTCTGGTGTGACCCGTCAGCTTTCCAGTCAAATGAACGTACTTGGATGGCGTCGATGTCGTCAGAAGCGGAAGGTGCGTCTACGATGTTGTCCTTGAGGCGTTGGTCTGAGGATGTGTTGTAGGCAGTAGCAGAGCTAGTAACAGATATGCTTCCAACTGTGGTGCTTGCTTGTTGAAATAAAGCAAGACTGCCGG